CGCCAAATTCCAACAGGGTTATTCAGTCACTCCCCGTTGAGTGATCAACTCAACAGATATATTATGACATAAAAAAAGGGGGGTGTCAACTGGATTGTGCCAGTTACCCCCGCGGCGACGATATTCTTAAGTATTTATAAGTAATCCTTTCGGTGGTGATGGTCAGGCACTACTTTACCTAATTCAATCGTCAATAGCCCATCCTCAAAAGTAACTGATCTAATCTCCGTGTCATCGCTGAGCGTCCAACTACGAGTGAAAGTTCTTTGAGCAATGCCTCGATGGGCATATCTAGTTTCGGATTCGTCGGATTCTTTATTTCCAGTGACGAATAGTTTTCCGAATTCTGTGTAGACATTTACTTCCTCCTTTTTAAAACCTGCAAGAGCAATTTCTAAGCGAGATTCTACGTTGTTAACCTGAACTAGGTTGTAGGGAGGGTAATTTGTCGTTTCATTTAGAGCAAAGATACGGTCGAAATAATCGTCCATACCAATTGCATTACGGGTAATCTTATCAAACAGTGTTGGTAAGTCGGCCGTAGTATATCGTGTTAGGTTTCCCATTGTACTTCTCCTTTTAAAGCGAGATTTGATTGTGTGGACCCCGAAGGCATCCACTACTAATTATAATACTTTCGCTCTAAAACGAGGTGTTGCAAACCCTCTTATTATGTTCGGTTAACTGAATGGCGGACCCCAAATCCATGCAACCAAGACTTTTCTGGTTCCAGAAAGTACGGGTGTTACCCTATGGTAAGCAAATGAAGGGAACATTGCTACCAGTCCTTTCTGTTTTGGTATTTGGATATCTTCGAAAAGTTCTAATTGACCTCCTTCATATTCTGAAGGATCACTAAGTTGAATAACCATGGTCAACTTACGGGAAGGCGATAGACCTTCAGCATAATCATGGTGCCAATCGTATCTCCCATCTTCTTCTCCTTTATAGACAACATATTCAATGGTGTCAAGGACAGAAAGATTAAATCTATAATATTTTGAATTCAGTTTATGAGCAATATCACCAACCGCATGAAATAACCACGCAACATCTGGTCCGTTTTCTATAGTTGATACAGAAGATTTTCTATAATTTTCATAATACTCCAACGTTGCTCCAGGTTGAAGATCCATATTAGAACAGTAGTTGGTAATCCAATCTAACTGTTCATTATTGAAAACACTATCTGCAAAAACAAAAGGTGACGAAGATCCCTGCGGTGGTGAGCAAGGAGGCATCAAATACATTAGACTTCTGCTTTCTTTTTCTTGCCGATATTATACTTGGTTTCGAGAGTCCAATCACCCTTGTCTTTATAAGATAGAACCTTAATTTGATTTAAAGGTGCTACGTCAGAAGTTCTCTCGGGAGACACAATACTGATCAGTCCCCAATCTGATAGTAAATTGATAATTCTATTTCTACGTTGTACATCATTGAGAGTCAAATTAGCGTGCTTCCCATCTAACGCGAATAACTCTTTGAAGTGTACAATGTAATATCGGCCTTGCTTATGTAGAATGTGGCACGACTGATAAATCTTTTTCTCTTTACGGGAGGCTACCCCAATACGAGTGAGTGTTTCTCGTACTTTCAAAAAGTCATCTGGTTCATTCAGAGTAACTTCTACCATTTGGTCTGGCGACCATGTAACTTCAGGTTCTGCAAATGCAGTCATTTCACACCTCCAACGTTCAGTCTGTCTCTAATAAATTTGAGTTGATCTTTATTTAAAATTTTCAAAGCCTGCATTGCTTTTTCATTACTATAGCCATAGTATTGTTTGACAGCATCAAGGTCTTGAACTTTATCCTTTCTTAGCCAAGGAGAGAATCTCTTCTTCTTCCTGATACTATTTAGATAAAAATCATATTGTAACTTGTTGTCGAGGCCTGGATACTGGTTGATCTCGTTGGAGAACATGATAGTATCAACGAATCCAGAAAGACATTTGTTGACAATAAACGCTGGGTATTTCTTCTCCCACATGGGATCTTCATCATCCATCAAATTGTTCTTGTTGAAGTTGATGGAATTTAAATAATCTTTCAGTTCGTAGCTCATCGTATAATATCAATGGATTCAGGGTTTCTATTCCACGTCTCTAACTCGGTGCGTAGACGGCCGTCAGATTTCAGATTCTCGTATCTGTTTGTGGCTTTCTTTCTCCACCACTCAATTATGTTTTCCATGTGGAACTTGTCATAATTCTGCCCAGGACAGAGAGTTTCTTGTTCACCAAGAATAACTTCACGAGCATTGCTGAATCCATAATCAGACATATAGAATCTTTTCTTCTCAGTCAGATTTTTTGCACTTACAATCGCAGTTTGGAACTCCGCAACCTTTTGAGAAGGTAAGCTTTTCTTGATGATTGCGATCATCTTTTGTTGGGTCTTCAACTTGCGACTCGATGCGTCCTCCTTTACTAGGAGTTTGTCGTTGTTCCTTGCTATAAACCATCGGTTCAGATCCTTGAATATATCATCATGCAGAAGGGGTGTAAAATCACTCTCAGTGAGTCCTTTGTACCTCATGTAGGGTTTGAGTCCATCATACTGAGAGGAGGACTTTGTAGACCCGTACAGAGAGGTAGTCTCAAAGAGGCAGATGTCTGCATCATATTTACTATTTAACTTCTCTCGTGCTGCATGGGAACAACACATTAAGGCAAGTAACTTACCTCCAAGGTAATTGAAACCAAAAGGTTGAGTGGGAACAATAATGAATCCCATAATCGCATGGCGATTAAACCTAGTGAGTTCTGGGACATGTCCCAACCACTCATTACGAGGTTTAGAATTGATTGTAGGGGATCCAAATCTACAGAATCCAACAATCTTTTTTGAATTGGTCTCCTGTACAATCCACTTCAGGGACTTACCAGGCACAGAAGATTCAATCGCATGAGATGTAGTAATCTGAAGTCGTTCATTAAAGAACTCATTACTGAAACTATCCTTCTCTCCTGCTGCATAAACTTTAAAGTTCATGTCTTGCGGATGCATATCAAAGTCAGAGAACATATCATCCTCTGGACCAAACCCAGGCAGACTAGGAGTCTGTTGGGAGATTCTATCTAACTTGACATTACGAAGATATTCATCAATCCTTCCCTTGTTAGAGAAGTAATCAATGAACTTACCTGCTGCATATTCTGCATCGGTTTCACATAACTGCATAATTATAAAAGGGGAATACAACCAAAGTTGTGAGTAGGATCTGGACTAGAATTCTCATCGGTTAGAACATCAAATCCAATGGTAATTCTTACACCATCATACTCAGAGTTATTTACCACTCTATGACGATTGTAACCAGGGCCCAAATATATGTTTCCTACTTTATTTTCAATTTTGAATCCACGTTCGAATTCAGTTGTAGTATCTTTAGGATCGATACTTACATAACCATGCCATTTGGCATCATGATTATGCCAATCTAGGACTTGATCCCGAGTATGAAAATTTACCCAAGATTGAATCCACAACCTATCATCATATCCAAGTTTGTCTCTAATGATTGCCCTTAAGGCAGAGAACAACTTGTACATATGTACGGATGGAGAACTGGCACCAAAGATATTATATTCGTGATAGTTTCCAGTAGTATTAATTATACCAAACTTGGTCAACGCCTCCTGAGAATGCGTCAAATCACTTATGAACTCACTCTGGTGTTGTTCAACATAATCCCAATTAACTAGAGTGTATTCATTCATCATACAATAATCTTTTTCTTAGGTGGAGTCTGCAACTTACTACCGTAAATTTGATTATATTGTTGAACTACTGGTTCAGCAACATCTACGTTGTAGATAATAAACTCTTTACCCACGACGATCTCTGGATTCTCTGGGTCAATTACTGTTGCCCATTGGGCAAATCCATAACTTCCCTGATTAGGAATCACAACCAAACCGTTCTTAACGGTGATTGTTTTATCATCTTCAGAAACAACTTCTGCTACGACTTCTTCACCCGTAGTAATTCTTAGCAATCTAACATTCATTGATTTCAACCTCTCCTACTAATTCAATGTCTTCAAACTGGTCCGATGTAATTTCATGGGGACCTACTCGATACCAATGTTGTCCCTCTTTCTCTCCAAGATATTCCAAGTCGTCACACTTGTTTTCTCGCAACCACGCTTGGAGACGTAGATGCTTCAGTTCCGATTCACTAATCATTTGTACTCACACTCCACCATTAATTCAGTTAACGCCGCGAGGAGGTTGATTTCCTGATCGGCAACAAATGCGGCCTGATACTGATACTTAGCAACAACGAGCACAGCAGCAGCAACGCTAGGACCTTCCAAGGATGGAACAAGAGCATCGTAAATACGACGCAGAAGTACAGTAGAATCGTTGTCCAAATTATTAACGACCCACTTACGAACTTCAGGGAACTTCTTTTCTTTGATGTTCTTGATGACATCTTGTATATTTACCTCAGAAAAACTTGCAAGGATTCCAGTGTCAATTACACCACCAACAGAATATCTCTGACACTCGTTTAGAACTCGGCGCCAATCTGGGAAGTGTTTATTAACAAGTTCTACCAAGACCTTGTTATCAGATTCAATACCCTCTGTAACCAAGATTTCTTGGAGACGTTTAAAGAACTGTGCTGCGATTGCAGGTTTGTTCTTTTTGGTGATTGCGAAATCAACGACGGCACATCTACTGTGTAACGGTTCGATGATTCGGTTTTTGTAGTTACAGGTGAAAATGAATCGACAGTTGCGACTAAACTCCTCAATAGACGCCCTAAGGAGGAGTTGTACATCGTTGGTTGTATTGTCAGCCTCATCAATGATGATGACTTTGTGTTTAGTATCTGATGTAAGCGAGACGGTCGAAGCGAAGTTCTTCGCATTGTTTCTGACCGTATCGAGAAAACGTCCTTCATCGGATCCGTTGATGACATAATAGTCAACTCCTAATTCGTTACATAGTGCTTTTGCAACTGTAGTCTTACCAATGCCAGGAGGACCTGACAACAATAGATTGGGAATCTCACCCTTACTAACAAACTCAGCGAATGTTTTTTTAGTATCCGATGGAAGGATACATTCTTCAATAGTCTTAGGGCGATATTTTTCTACCCAAAGAAATTCATTATTCATAATCAATTAGACCCAATTTGGTTTTCGGGATTCGTCACGAAGATAATTAGATGCAACCCAAGGTTTGCTCCTAATGTAATTTTTGTAAGCAGTAAAAGTGTCAATGCCTGTGTTATATTTAAACTCATCGGGCATCGCACGGGCAAAGTTGTCTGCGAGATGATAGCATGTGATTGCTAGGTCAGTCTTACGATGAAACATTCTTTTGGCTTCAAACAAAGTTTTTGCACAAGAATGTATTTTATTATAACGGTGATTGTACTCAGAGGCGAGGGCACAACCGTGTTGAATTAACCATGCAGTATTATAAAGATTTTCTGCAGCCCACTTGGTACATGGATGATTGCGAAATGCACCCTTCTTGGTTGCATATGGTTCCCCGTTCATCTTATGCAGATCACCCCAATTAAAATACCACTTGGAGTAGATGATGCTAAGCATCTGACAACTCTCAAGTGGCATCTTGACGATATGTTTGTCAGGGAGTGACCGAGCAGACATGTGTGGACAAGGTTCGGTCACAAAGATGTTCATTCTTCCCAGGTAATATCAGGTTCCAAAGCAATATAATAAGTCAGATCATACTCAGTTGACTTGAATTCAGACAAAAGTTTACGAGAGATCTTGACTTCATAAGAGCCAGGAATAATTTTGATGTTCTCTACTTTGAAGTGAAGGGCAAAAGTCTTGTCAGTTTTACCAACAACTGTAGAGAATCCATTCGAAGTATCATTCTTACGGTCATGTACCTGAAGAATAATATTTCCATCTTTACCGACTACGGACCAGTCGTCAAGGTGCGATACTGCTGCAGCCTTGCGAAGTTTATCAAACTGATCAGTCTTGAGATTGAACTCAACATCCACAGAAGGAAGTTCAATAGACTTTTCAGGAGGACTCACAATCACACTAGGATCTGCAAAGAATGCAACTGCTTCATCACCATTCTCCTTCAGTTTAACGAAGGATTGAGAAGTGAAGTGAAACTCAGGTTCCCTGAACAGGTTGACCTGATTCAAGAACTGAGGCAAATCATAGATTGCAAAGTCATGAGGAAAGTCCTCATCAACATTGGCTTCTGCAAGGATATTCTTCATCACAGAAATGGTACGGAGTTTAGTACCTTTCTTGAAAAGAATAGACTGGTTGATCGTAGAGAAGTTACGCAGCAGGTTAATAGTACGATCAGAAAGTTTCATAGGTGTCCTTAGTTTCATTATCAAGCCCTGAGAAATGCCAGAGAAGAATACAATAGTGGATGGCTTTTGTGATGTCAAGTTTGGATTTACCATCCTTCTTACCAAACCGTGAAAGATATTTAATTGCGTTAGATCGGCAGAATGCTTCTGCATCACCAATACTCTCAATCAAATCAAGAGTCTGGGTTTTAGACTCTTGAGAGGTGTAGTGAGATTTGTATGTTGAAGAAAGGTAATCACGAACCTCTTTCAGAATCTTATCTTCATTATACTTCCAAAATCCATTTTTGGAAGTGGCGTCAAGATTAAGATCAAAATTCACATAATCAGTACCAGAACCATCATAAGTCGGCCAGTCAACCATACCAGCAGCAACTGTATAGTTAGCAGTGCCTGGATCGATAAAACTACCAGTGTCAGTTGAGGCGAAACTAATTGTATCGGGAGCAGGATTACCAGTCATGTAAGTGTCTTCTTTCCAAAAATCTTGATTGGGATTGTCAGGATGATAACGTCCGTTTTCATCTCGACCTTCAAAATAATCACCTTGGATTACTTCTTTTTTCATTGTAGGATCATTCATACGGCGGCGAGTAACAGTCTTACCCTTATCAGGAGATTCGTAAATGAAAGGATTCTCCCTATTAGGGTCATTGCGATCGTAATCGTACCAGTGTTTTGAATGTTCGATGTCCTTTTCTTTGTTGCTCATAATAGGATACTCATCATCAAGTGTACCGTTAAGTACGTCATAAAGTAGTGACCAAGAATTAACCATAACAGAAAAGGAAATCGTCAACTAATGATTCAGCCTTCTCTTCACCAAATTTACCCTTAAGATAACCTGATACAGGATCAAGGGCTCTCATGTATTTGTCAAAATCATGATAGGTTTTGTACATGAGATTCTGGCTGGGT